TTTGGAAAAGAAAGTAATTATATACAGGAAAAAATCAGCATTGAAAATCCTATTAGGGAAGTTTTTAAAGAATCTTATTTAGGAAAAAAGATAGGTAATATCCCTTACACACCCCCTTTAATGAGGGGATATAATCCTAATGATTTAGATGAGTTTATTATGGATGCAGAGTCTGTTTTAAAAATATTTGGAGAAATACTAAAAAAGAGTGGGTGGACTCGTTATCACAAGTCAGGAAAAAGAGTAGGAGAGTCCTCTAGCTATTGGGAGAATGCTGAGGGTGAAACTCTCAGATTATCTAATCACGAACTTCCTGACACTGCTAAGAGAAGATACGAAAGAGACACTGGATTAACATCAGGGTGGGATTATGAATATGTAGTAGATGATAATAGGACTTTATTCAAATACTACATTCAAGATAGTTTGCAAGATATAAAAGAACTATTTATAAAAGACTCTGGTTTAGATATTTGAAAGGGAAACAAATAATGATAAAACTTATTATATTAATATTTTTTGTACTTGCTATACTAACATCTTGTACATCAACGAAAATAGAGAACATTAATACCTGCCCACCTTGTCCTATAGCAGGCAAGAAAGTAGCTATAGAACTAGAAAAAGTCTGTGATGAACAGAAATGCAAGAACACCATAGAGTGGCTTCAACGATACGAAAAAGTTTGTGATATTCTAAAAACGCGACAATAACCTATTTCAATAATTATATTATATAACATATCAAGAGGTTTAAATAATGACTAATAAATTATCAGCAGGTGTTTACCAGCAAGAGTACCAAAAAAATTCTGGGATTTTTGATTCGGTAAACTCTACAATAGGGGCTAGTGTATTTCACTCTAAAAAAGGTCCATTAGACGCTACATTAATCACAGGCGGTTATGAAGAGTTTTGTAACACTTATGGTTACCAAACACCATTAAATGCTACTCTTAAACCTGCATTAGACCAAATGACTACCTTTTATGGTAAGCGTGTTGTCAACGGGGCTAAGTATGCAGGATTATCTGTTTTCTATGATAGTGTAAACAAAAATATGTTTACAAATCCTTTTGCGACGGGTACATCAGATGATTATCAAAGTGCAACTAGATTATCAGAGTTGTTAGCCTTTTCAACATTTCTTAGCACAGGTGATACAGTCACATTAGATGTTAATGACGGAACAACTACTACCACAGTAACACAAGCATTTAACCAGACATCAAATAATACAATGGCTTTGCTCGCAACTCAACTACAAGCGACTTTGGATAATCTAGGAGTCGGTGGTTATGCAAAAGTTATTAAGACTTGGACTTTATCCGATAGAAAGACTGAAATCGCAGTTGTCTTCGAAAGAGAATTTGTAACTAATGATGTGGTTAATTTTACTCTCTCTGGAACACCTAATATAGAAGACACCGCAGTAAACCTTACTTATACTACTGGAACAGCCTTAGAGTTTTTAGAATCAATCGCGACTGCTTTAAATGTGAATACAGCAATTTCTGCTACTGCTACTGAATCTAATGATTTACCAGCTCTCGTCATAACTTGTATCTCCGCAGGTCCTTACACTCTTTCCGTCGAACAAGGTGAAACAGCAACCGTGAACATTACATCTACTGTTATGAGAGAAGGACACGGTGTATTTGATGATAGGACAATCTTGGTTGTTGCCCCTGAGGGTTATGATAGCCTAACTTTATCAGCTACTATCGTTAGCGACCCTGTCGTTATTCCTGCTAAACAAGTTACTGTGGATAGTAATGCTAAAATTATGGATATTTTTGCAGAAAATCCTGGTGCATGGGCTTCTGATATGACGGAAGGTTTAGGTGTTAAATTCACTAAACTTGATGAAGGTATAGCTCAAAGAAATCGTATAACAATTAGTCAAGCTATTACCGTAGGTAACAAGTTTACTTGCCAGATTGGCTATAACGGTAATACTTGGACAACTGCTCCTGTAACATTTACCACAAATTCGGATAATACATTGCAATTAATAGCACAGGCTATTCAATCTGTGTTAGATACTAACATAGGTTTAGGCGGGTCAGCTACCGTTGAAACAGTAACGGGAGGTACAGAAAACGATAGAAGCATTTTAATCATTACTCCTAACCCATCACAGACAATAGAAGTAACCGACCCTCTGTTTACAGGCGGTGTTACACAACCTATTGCTATTGCTAAACAGATTATTCCTAATACCCCATCTAGCGAAACCTTTACATTCTCCTTATTTAATAGAGAAGATTTAAAGAATCCGTTAGAAAGTTGGATTACTTCCTTAAAATCGCAATTGGACTCAGAGGGTAACCAATTAGATATTTCCACAGTCGTAAATACGGGAACATATAAATCAGCTAATATAAGAGTTGTAGTTTATAACACAGACTTTTCTAAATTGCAAGAATTATCATCAGTTGCTTGGTTAAGTGGTGGTGACGATGGGTATATTCCAACAACTTCTCAAATAATTGAGGGTTGGAGTGCTTTTGCTAACCCTGAAAAAATTACAGTTAGACTGCTTATTAATGCAGGATATACTAATACTTCCATACAACAAGCTATATCAGAGATTGCTTTGAGTCGTAAGGATTGCTTTGCCATCTTAGATATGCCATCTGATAAACAGAACACTCAGGACGCTGCTAATTATAGGAATTATGAATTAAATGTTAATCACTCATATGCCGCCATTTTCTCGCCTGATATTTTGGTATTTGATAATATCAGCGGTACAGATGTCTATGTTTTTCCATCGGGATTTGTAGCAGGTATTATTTGTAGCACTATTAAAAATTCTGCCATTTGGTTTGCTCCTGCTGGTCTTAACCGCGGTGTATTATCGGGTGCTAAGGGTGTAAGAGTTGTGTATGATGAAGGTGATAGAGATATATTAGAACCTTTACAGATTAACCTAATTCTAGATAAGAAAGCTAATGGTACCGTATTGTTTGGTGAATACACATTACAGACTGCTAAAGCACCTTTGCAAGAGATTCACACTAGACTTTTGGTAAGCAATATTGAAATTAATGTAGCAGACTATGTACAGTACCAGTTGTTTGAACCTAATGACGCATACTCGAGGGCTGTTATGGTCAAATCTATAATTGATTTCTTACAACCTATCAAAGATGGTAGAGGATTAAGGGATTTCCTTGTAGAATCAGATATTACCAAAGAAGCAGCTGCTGATATAGACGCTGGTACTTGTTTAATAAAAGTATTAATCAAACCTGTAAGTTCAATTAAATTTATTATGATTAAGAACTACATACTCGGTTCAGGTGTGGCTTTTGACGAAGTTGAAATTTAATGTTACTAGACATAGCAATTAAATAAAACTAAGAAACCCCCTAACCAATCATTAGGGGGTTGCTTTTTCAATAATTATATTATATAGTAACTAATATTCGTTGGGGTTTAAATAGTATGGAAGAAGTAACATTCAGTGGTTCAGATTCAGGTTTTATAAAGTTATTAGAATCATATAATGATAGTCCCTTTAAAGTATCTATATTTATGCTTACCCTGTGGATTTTATATGTCCTTTACAAAGAACGCTCAACGGTTTTAGATTTGCTTAGAGGATTCTTGTTGCTAAGAGCTAAGAGAAAGAAGCTAAAGAAGCAAGACTTATTAACACATCAAGTTTTTAAAGATTTAGATTTTTGGATTGAGTATAGAATTAATCAACTATACAGCCCCGACGATAGTAAGATTAATGACAAGGCGAAAGTTGCAATAGGTAGGGATTTGCTTTTAATAAAGTTTAAAAACATTAGAGAATGGTTATTTAACTTTGTAGATACCACTAACCTAGATGACCCTTGTTTAAATATCAGGTCGTTGTTTTTACATAGAATTGAAAAGAATGCTAGTATTCAATACTCTTTACTAAAAGACAACGGTATTCCACCCTTATTTATTAATAAGTTTACGGAAATAAGCAGAATACACGAATCTTACCTATCGAAATGTAATGATGATATATTATCAGATAAAGTACCTTTGACAATGTATGAAAGAATGTATGTGTTACTAGGCAACTTCTCTACCTATTTAACAACTATGCTGGCAGAAATGAATTATGTAATTCAATCTATCAACGGGGATTTAAAAGGCATTCATTACAAACATTATATTATAGGAGGTAATGACTACCGTTGTTATCCAGTCCCTTGCAGAGATTATATACCGTATGTTGAAGATAACTTAGCAAAATTATCAGGATTAACAAAAGCGAATCGTTGCTGTGTATCTGTATTCCACGATGTTGCAGATGATGACTATATTCGTGGCTGTTTTAGTAAAATTTATGAATATCACACGCACGGACTTTCATCAAGCATGCAACATTTTCAATACAAGAGTTGTGCAATGCTTATGGATATTTTACCTGAACTGAAACAACATAAATCATTCACAACTCTTGAATTGAAAATGT